TTGGTTTGTGTCAGGTTTATGCAACCATATTTCTGGGTTGTCATTCATCCACTGACTAAACAGTGCGTTAGTGGTTGTGAAGAATACCCGCGTATTCGCCTGTTCGGTAGAGTTAGGAAGTAACACACCAAAATCACCGCTAAACAATGGCGGCACAAGGTGTAGATCATCTTTATAATCCACCTTGATTGTATTCTGGTCCGGTGGCAGCCCGTAAAGACTAATATCAATTGCATTGTGGACAAATAGCAATGCCGGCAATAGGCCACTGCTTATTTGCGGTACAGATGCCCCAGTACCTCCCTTAAGAGTGTACTCGAACACAAAGGACGATGGTAGGCTGACTACCTTGGTACATACCATACCGTTACGAAATGCACCGGCACTAAGTGCATCCGCACCCACTACACTCCACGCTAAGTCTACTTTTCCTTTATTCTGCGATAGGTACAAATGGAAAGGTCCACCACCAAAAAATCCGGGGGACTGTATCACTACTTCATCATCCGATATTCGTTTGGTTATATAGTATCCACCGGTTATAGCCCCAGTTCCATTCCTACAATATCTCCAGTGCATCCTATCAAGTACGGTTTGCACGCCGGCGCATGTCGGGCTATTTCGGATATATATGGTTGTGCCGCTAGGTGGCAACAGATCCCCGGCACCTTCCACTATATGTATGGTGTCGTTGTCGGCCGTATCAATGCGAACGCGGCTTCTATAACCACCATCCCACACAACATCTATCAATTGCCCCACCAAAAAATTATGCAAGGAATATTTATACGGCGCAAAAACGGATGAATCTAATGAATTCCCCACCCCGTAATTAAAATAACGGTAGCTTCCGTCTAATGTAGCAGATAATCTATCTTCTGAGACAGACACAATCACAGTTTTTTCGTTTTTCGTTTTTATCTCTGTAAAATCCACACCTCGCATTACCCGGTCCCGGTCATCCATAACAAATGACATCGAAGTGCCTACCGGAGGCAATCCTATGGAAAGTCCTTGGTATGCCGGTTGAGCATTAAAATAAATATCCGTCCCATTTACAATAATTATGGATGCCGGTGTTACTACAACACTTCCTTTGTATGTAAATGAAACACTCGCAGTATCTCCAGCCCTAAAGGTGTGCGGTCCTGTAGCACGAATCCAACCAGTTATAACAAACGGAAAAAACCTAGGAGGGGGATCCAATATAGTTATAGGACCAGTAGCACTAGCCGCTACGCCATCGGGCCCCGTCACCCAAAATGGTTTTTGGCCGGACACAAACTGATATGTCAGTTTACTATCTCGTGAATACCATGCCGTGGGCGTGTTGAAAAAACCAGAAATATCCAACATGGGAAGCAGGCCCCGTGTCAATTGCACCGGATCACGGCACTGCTTTGACAACGGGTCTAGGTCTAGTGTGGCCCTTCGTTTATTCACCGCCTCTAGTAAATCAAACCTACACAGGTCGTGTCTAACCCTTAGGTCTGACCGCACATACGCAAGGCTGGCCCCCTCGGTGAATGCGTAGGCATCTGACACGATACATCCCAATTAAGAGGGGTTGTCATACACAGGAGTCTGGTCCCACTGAACAGCCCATGCACGCCCGCCGCAATTCAAATCTTCCCAGACAACAGCAACCGGGTTCCCATTATCATCTAATGTATCGGGATCAACTAACCCAGTTGTCCCGTGCCTTGCCGTTATAACATCACTTTTGAAATATGGGGGTGTTACCACCTGCTTTTCTGTGATGGCGTTTGTACCCGTGCCAACCTTTGCCGTGCGGGTCTGCAGGCCCGTATACGTGTACAGAATTTTACTGGTGTCAACAGGTGTGCTACCAGAACCATCATCCCCATAATCAACGGTCTTTCCATTCCACCGCTTGTACTGCAACAACCGGGGCTTGGCCACCGCCACCACCGCCGCATCCGGATCCGGTTCCGCCCCTTCCGTATACACACGGCACCGCACATAATCCTGCTTAACCTCCACCACCTCAAATAGTTTGAGGATGTTGCGGGGTGGGTTGGGACGGGGACTATCGGTCTGCTCCACCACCACGCGGTCGCCCAGCATTTTAACCGCTATGCCCCGGCCACCGGTTATTATCCGAGGCATGGCATGCACAAGGAAATTCAAAAAATCCGCCGGAATGGTCCGGGAGCCCCGTACAATGTCTTCTGGCTTTGAGTGTAGGTTAGGCATTAGAGTATCTGTTGCCAGCCCTCAAAATAACTGCCAAACACAAGGTCGAAATTTGCTGGACGGTGGTAGGGGATGGTCACAAACCCAACGTCAGGCACCAAATTTGGCGGCGGTTGGCCAGTCCGTTGGTCTGTGAATACTGCGGTGGGATTCCACCCGTCATAATTGTGTTGGAATTCAAAGGTAAAGTGGTAACGGGGGAACCCATTAGTGGCCACGCCAATACGCTCATAGCCAACCTCCATACACATCCATTCTCCGGGTGCATGGTTAGACCAGACAACGGCGTTAATAGTACCGACCAGGGCGTCCCGGATAATGCTTGGGTTGTATGTGTTGACATACCCCTCAAAATGAATGTTTGTTTCCGGTAGCATGACCTTAATCTCCCCGCCCTGTTGGATAGTCTGTCCGGGGTAATCTGGATCATCTGCCGGAAATGTGTGTTGGACGAGGATTTGTTGTGGGTCCCCCTGCCCATTCACCCGGTAGAAATTGGTGGTTGTTTGTTGCGCACTTGCCCTACTCTTTGCGAATATCATACGACCGGTGCCGCTTGTGTCGCTTAGGTTTTGGTTGTCGATAACTAACCCATACACAAGCTCCACGTCAACCCTACCAGAATCGTCGTTGGCCACACGGGGGTTGCGTTGCACAAGCACAAGGTCGGAGAACCCGGTGCCAGCTAGGCCACTACCGGCGGCCGGTATGCCCGCCTGTTCCAGGGCCCCCATAAGCACGGAATAATCAACGCTAACAAGTCCGGTAACTACGGCCAGTCGCGTTAGACCGGTAATTACACCATTCCGCTCAGTCATACTAAGCGTAGACACATGGTTTATGGATACTATAGGGGTCATGACACTATTCCGGTAGATCCTCGTTGCATCAACTCAATCATGGTGTCCAACCTGTTTTCTACACCCGTCGCCTCGACCTTTTGACCCTTGGCACGGCCGGCGGCAGATAGGCCACCCGGGCCATCCAGCACAAATCGCCGCAAACTGATCTGCTTAAAATCATCACCCACATCATGGCCTGTTTTGCCCTTACGGTTAAGCTGACTGAGGATGTTATTTACGGCCGAACTCATGCCTACATCGTCACCAAAATCAAAGGGCTTCTTTTCTGCGGTCTCTTTCTTCTCCCGTATTTTCTTTTCTTCCGGTTTTGGCTTTTTGCCGAATAACTCATCTATAAAGTCGGCATATTTCAGTTCCGGGGCTTTGGGAGTGCTTGGCGTAAACCCTTCCAGCACCCCCCGCATACTACCAAGGCCCCGATCTATCACCCCACCGGCGGCCTTAGTAAAATCATTGGTAAAGAAACCAGAGTTAAAACCTTCCCCAAATTGAGCAGACAAATCCTTCTTAAATGCGTTAGCCATTGCCGTGGCCATTCCTACCGCATCCACACTGGCCGATTCTCCGGTGAATATACTCTTCCACCACGCCTTAATCTTTACAATCATCTCCCAAAATCTAAGTGTAATGATGGCCAGCCCGCAATAGATGATTGCATGGGCTTCGATTAACGCGGCGGCAATACCCCGGGGCAATGCCATCCACACATCGTACATAGCACGGTAGGCGGTACCTACAAACAACCCAATAAGTTCAACAATGGTGCCAACCATTGTGCGGGTATTGATTGCTATGTTACCGGCAAACACCACAAAGATGCCAACCGCGTCACGCAGGATGGATTCCCAGTAGGAACCAAACCACACAAAGACGGCTGCCACATTATCACGAAATTCAGACATAAACCCAAAAACATGATAGAAGAAGACCATAGTGGCTTCTTTGGCCGCGTGCCATGCGGCAACCAAGCCCTCGGGCCCGGCCACCAGGGCGGTGATTGCGGCCACCGCTACCCCCACAGCAATAAAGAGGGCAAGCAACTGGGCCGTCACGCCCAGGACGCCCGTCAGGGCGGCCCAGACCAACGCCACACCAACCTTAATAGCCGCCCAATACGTTACAACCATCCCCAGGCCGGTGGCCGTAGTAGCTATGAATGCGGCAGTGGCCAATAACAGGGGGCCTATGACCGCTACCACCCCGGCAACGACTAGGATAGTTCGTTTTTGGGTGTCGTTGAATGTATTCCAATAATTGATCGCCTTCTCAACCTGTTGGTTGAGCCAGCCAAGGGCAGGTGCCAGTAGCCGGCCAATCTCTATCCTCGCCGCCACAACCTTGTTGCGCATAATATCCATTTGGGCGGAGAATGATTTTAGTTGTTCGTTGGCGATGTGTTCCGTGCTACCGCCGGCCTTCCGCAAATCCTTCTCATACTCACGTATTTGCTTAGACATACCCAGGAGGCTATAGGTAGCCGCCACGCTACGGTCGGTGAACCCAAGCGTAGAAAGAACCATCTTCTTCTGCTGATCACTCAGACCACCCAGCAACCGCTCTAGTTGTTCCACGATACTAACAATGGGCCGCATCTTGCCGCGCATGTCATATACCGACAATCCAAACATACCCCACGCCTGCCGGTTATCCAATGCGGCTGCCTGTAGATCACGGAGCACGATGTATAGTTGCTCGCCGGCCAGTTCCGCCTTCACGCCCTGCGATGCCAATGCCGCCAACACGGCAACACCCTCTTCCATATCCTTATTCAACAACCGCAACGCGGCGGCGGATTTAGTGGTGAGGGCACGTGCAAACTGTTCCGTGGTGGCATTACTGATGATATTTGCCTTGATCAAGACATCCGATATCTTGACTAGGTTTTTCATGTGTTCTGCGGTATTTTTGGAATTTAGCCCCAGGGCCGCCTGGCTATCCGCTAATAACGTGGTAGCACGTTCCAATTCAAAGGCACCGGCTACAGCAAACCGTTCCACCGTGGCTACCGAATGCAAGGCCTGGCGGGCCGAGTAGCCGGCCGAAATGAGGTAGTAATACGACTTAGCCAAGTCCACGGCCGAGGTTATGCTACGCCGCGAAATGGCGATGGCATTCTGTTCCATTTCCCGCCGCAACCCCTCGGTAACCTTACCGGCAATGGCCAGTGATTGTGTAATGGCGTTATCAAAGGCAGCAAATTCCTTAATAGAGGTATTTGCCATAAGGGCCAACGGGGCGGTAATAGCCAGGGCCATGCGCGTCCCGACCCTAGTCATTCGCTCTGCCTGGTTATTCAGAAGCGACACCGCCTTCATCACCGGAGTGGTGTACGCCAGTGTGTCCGCCATTAACTTCACTACCAGGGTTTCTACCGTTGTTGCCATGTGCGTTATGTTCCCGATGGGCCCCGGCCAAGAACCCGGCCCAGGCGGCCTTAGAACGTAGCATGTCCCGTTCTGTGTCACTCAAACCATCATCACTAAATAACGACTCTTCTTCCTCTTTTTCCTGGGCCTTGCCCCTTTGTTTGCCTTTAGTTGCCTCGAACTTCATACGGTCCATAATGTCCTTAACCGTATCGCTGCATTTAGCACCGCATAGGGCCGCAAAGCTAGTACGCACCTCCAGCAATAACGCGGCCATAAACCACTGCAGGGGCTCAAACTCATTAGGCCAAAACTCCTCGTAGTAAACACACGTCTCCACGAATTGCTTTGAACCCATCTCCTTTTTAAGCCGCGCCATTGGCACGCCGAGGCGATGTTGGATGCGTTGCCATCGCATTGCATCCACATCGCCCGCTAGTCGTTTTTTGCTTCTTCCTCAGCATCCTCGCCCAAACCATTCATTTTTTGGGCTGCGGCGTACAGTTTTGCCTGAACCGATGATGGCCACGCATGAATCTCGGTAGCCGGTACCAATTCGCCACCCTCATAGAGGCAGCGGCAAAGCAGGGCTGCATGAATACCCTTCATGGATTTCATAGTAGCCGTACCACTAGCCGTATCGACCTTCACGCCCTTGGTCATGTTGGATAGGTACTCGTCCCGCAAATCACCATCCATCTCCCTCATAACGAGGTTGCGGATGTTGCCGGACTGTTCTTTGACCTTTACCGGGCGTTCGGTAAAGGCCAGGGACACTTCAATGACGTCGTCGCTCACAAAACACCTCAAACAAGCTAGGGGACTTGTTTACACAAACACACCGACCGCTACACACGGCCTAACTAATAACCGGGGCCACCTCGGCACCACTTGAGTTCTGGTTCGAGCATTCAATAACCACGTCGGCCGTGGGCTGCTCACCTTCCTTTGCCTCACCTGGGGTAAACTTATCCAACCAACCCCAAAAGGTATTGGTGGTGCCGTCGGCAAAGGTAACCGTGATGAGTTGGAGTGTGTTGACCATGAGCACAATGTCATTGTACACAAGCGGGTCATACACAACATTCAATGACATATTCGTCATTGAAATGAGTTTCTTTGGTTGTTTGGTGCGGTACTTGGTGTTCCGCATCGTGGTGGTGTCATTCGGGCCGCCACCATCCATACCCGGTGGGGTTACGGTCTTTTCCTGGAACCGCACCGAAGGGTAATTGGCAAACGTCACAAGGGTCTTAAACCCGTCACGCACGTAACCCATAGCCACATCTCCTTAATTGCAGGGAGCCACATGCGTGGCCCGTTGATTGGTTGGTTGTTTGGGGTTAGATGAGGAGTGTACCGATACGCATAACAACCGCCGCTGCATCGCCGTGCGACATGGTGGCCGATGCTACCGTGGTGCCGGCCAGGGGGTTGGCCTCGCCGCAACCGGCATGCCAATCATACACCTCCCCGGCACCCAACGTCTTCGTGAGTAGGGTGGAACCGGCGGAGTCCAGCAGAGCGATGCGGCCAGCCTTGTCTGTCTGGATCAAAAGCTGCTGAACATCATCACCCACAAAATCAATATCCTTCGCCACCGCGACCATAACAACCACGGCCGTGGTTGTAGTAGGCAGGTTGCCCCCGCTGCCGCCGCTAATGGGCACGCTGGTCCCACTCACGGTACCTACGGTCACACCGGCGCGGCTACCTCCGGACCAATACAGGTCAACCACTGCGGAAGTGGTGATGCCGTGGCCGCTAACGAGGGTGAGTGTGCCGGCACTGTTGCTTGAGCGGGTGGTGAGTGTGCCGGTAGCCGCACTTGCGGGCACCGACGCCTTAACAAGTTCTTGCCGCTCTCCCGAACAAGATGGATTGGAAACAAATTGCTCGCCGGCAAGCGTGGTGGCCTTTTGGCTCTGGATCGTAACTCCCATCATGCGCTCCTATGCGTCAAATGTGAGGATGGCGTTGATTGAAAAGTTTTGTCTGCGGTCGCCTTCGGCGGCACCCATCGTCATAATGTCGCCTATGCGGGTGACGGCCACTATTTTTCGGGTCACGCCAACTACCACGAGCGCCCTATTATGCAGGGTGTCGAGCAGTTTAGCAATCCCATCGGTCTTTGCATAGCCTACTTCGTGAATAGGATGGCGGATGCGGATTTGAATGCCTGGGTGGACGATGCTCTCACCGGTCCTGTGATTACGGCCATCCCCACGCCCCTGCGTATCCGCGACTACAATAGACTCTTCACCGGTCTCACCCTCATACCCAATAAAAATGGGCCAACTATTCTTGAGTGGAGCACCAACCCAAGGGTACACACCCACACCACCCTCACTAAGGTATTGGGCTATGTACATGGCCGGGGTGGTGGGGGCTACGGGTGCTGTCATTTCGATGTCTCCGCAACCACGATTGCGCGGAAATTGCCTAAATTCCGAACCATAGGGTCTATAAGAAACTTGGCCTTCTCGCCCGGCTTGCGTGGGTGGCTATAGGGGCTGTAGGGGCGGGCCGCCTTCTTGGTCCGCCCGTATTGTTTTTTGTAGGCGGCTATTTCCTTGGCATATTTTTTGTTAAATACGTCACCGTGGGCAGCAGTTAGGTCTTCATGCACGTAAACCGCGTAGGCGGCCCGGTAGCCCACGTAAACAACCGTTCGGGTACCGGTGCCCTCATGGCGCACGCGGCCGCCTGCCCGCAAATTGTTTTTGTCTACGGGTACCTCTAACAGGCTCTCCCGCAGCAGTAGGACTCCGCATTTACGAAGCCCTCGGCTCACCCCGGCCTGCACCCTGGCATCAATTCTTTTGATAGCCCCAAGTACATTCCCCAGGCCCACGACCATAGCAAGGTTCGCCATAATTATCTTCCTGTCATTTTAGATAACAAGGCACCGCCACGGTTACGGGTAGGGGCCGGTGCCCCTACCACAAGGACACTACTCGAAGAGCCCAATAACTTCAAAAAGGGGTTAGTGTATACGTCGGCGCGTTCTGTTGGTGTGAGATATCTATTCACGATAAATAGACAACACAAATTACCATCCCACCCACCGTTAGCTACCGTGGCATTACCCCCGATAGCAACCTCCCCATCGGGTGTATAATCAATAGTACCAGCACCATCCCACGTCGTGCCTACTTCCGTAGCATCAACAGATAGCGATCCCGTGGATGTGGAGCTACTGTCGGGGTTCAACCCCATCGCCACTAGATGCCACGTATTGTCACTTATGGAACCTGCCGTAATATCATTTCCATTTGCAGAAAATGATGCCGCCGACCCAGAATACCTTGCTATCATCAATTGCTGGTATGTGGCCACAATCCCTGCAGATAAAAATGTATAAAAACCCCCTGCAGTATCCGATGTTCGTACAAACCCACCCACAGTTCGTGGGTAATTACCGCCCTGTACCCCCGTGTCCGTGCCTACGGCACACGCCGTATTACCTCCGGCAGAATTAAGAGAGCCGGCCACTCCACGGTTGCTGGGGTGGTCCGTTATTGCCAACCCATCCCCGCCAACAACGGCATCGTTTCCATTTCCAGAATAATCCGCAAGGTATCCGGTAATTGTGGCCCATGCACCCGACGATGTCCCGTTGTTGGCATTGCCAGAAGAATCGCCCACCGTCGTTCCGGTGCCCTCAGAGCATGCTAAATACAAACAACACCCGGTACCCGGACTGGAATAACTACGCAGGGCCCTAGTTGCAATATCTCCTATATCATTATCAAACACAAGCACCTGTTGAATATGCCCGTCAAAAGGATATGATGCAGCGGGATAGTAATTACCCACCATGAATGTATCCATAGTACCAAAGGAAATGGCACCATCGGCATGCACATGGGTCGCAACACGGCCGCTATCGACATATACAATAAGATCCGATATATTACAGGAATGTCCTAGTACAGCACTAGAAGGGACTCTAATACTAACCGTATGCGGCTTCATGTCATCTGGAGTTGGGAATGTTAAATAGGCACCGTTAAGATTATCAATATATCCAGCGCCTAATGTACCGTGGTGTCCTACTAATTGCATCCCCGCCGTACCATCCGCCTGTCCTAAAGAAATTGTGCAATTTCCAGCAGCTCCTACCGGATACCTATAACGAAAGAAAAGGGTTGCCCCACCAGCTACAGTAGGAAATCCTGTTGTGCCAGTTGTGAAATTACTATGATCCGTCAAATCGACGGCAGTGGTATTAACGAACAGAAGATTATTACCATCATCGCACGGCCAAAATGCACCTAATGGTTCCTTGTACTCCCTCCCCATTGTCCCGGAGCCGGTAGACAATGTCTGAGCCCCCGGAGACAACCACGTAATAGTCCATGTATACGGGCTATTCACGCGCCCATAACCGTCACGGGCCACCGTCACAATACCGGCACCCAATGCAGCATCGAATGCCCCCTGCATATCGGTGCCGCTAGCACCATAACTAACCGACTGCCCATTGATAGTAGCCGTACCAGACGTGGGGCCGTCCGAAAAGGATATTGTCTGTATTTCTACGGTCGCCCCATCTCCCACTTGTGTTCTATTGATATTAATCGTAGAAGCATCCACAATCAAGCCAGAACCATCCATCGTAATCAAATCTACAATAGCTTGATTAGCAAGCGCCCCAATGAATGCAAATGTACGACTAGCAAACGTACCCCGCACCAGGCAATTACCACTTCCAACACTCAGTAGTGCTTGAACTGCAGTTTGAATAGTGGCATTACTTGCATCGAAGGCGATGGCCGTTGTGGACCTGCCCCTAAATGTAAGCACATAGTCCCCGCCATTTGGCACGCGATCAGTACTGATTGTCTGAACTTCGTTAGGCATTACGTCAAACCTTCACAAGATCCACGGCCCGCATAGGCACAACAGGAAGCCCACTAGGGAACTTTTCTTGAAACGACACTAAAAGCTCCCCAACTATACACCGAGGGCGCATAGGCAGTGGGTATGCATCGAGGGATATATCGGTACCACACGCTGCCACGGTTAAGACCTCACCGCCGTGCACACATCGCACACGATCACCGACAATAAAAGGCATGGACATCACCGATCCTATACGTTGATAGCCACCACAGCCCCAATATAGTGGTTGCTGCCGGCAATCGTAGTAATGGCTTGAAAAACAAGAAGCATGTACTTAGTATCATCCACAGTCGTAAAATCCGGAGCACCACCATCCCAATGGATAGTCGGGAGCCATGTAAGAGCATGGCCGCCTCCGTTGCTACGAAATAAGACTTGGAATGTCTTTGCTGGAGTTCCGCCACTAAACGTAACAGAACCGCTCGCACCCACGTCACAATAAAAACGATTTCCCGTGTTAAGAGCGAAGATTGTGGGAAATGTTTGTGTGTTTTCAATAAAATCCACAGCATCGAGGATGGGCGACAGTGATTTAGGCATCTTTGAATTCCTTGTGCGTCGGCAACGCTTAGCCCATAATCACAATACGATACTGATTGCTAGTAGGGGCAGCAGCAAAGATGAAAGAAACATCACCATTACTAGCGTAGGTGATGTCGCACATAACTTCGGCACCACTAGATTCATCACTCACTCGGGCTGTGTTTGTACGATTCGATGCACACCCGTGGGTTGATTGAGTCACCGTAATGGTGGTTGAAGAGCCATTACCAATCAAAGCCGAATACTTGGTCATGCACCCCAGAGCGGTGCGTGCCCCGGCCGCCGTCGTGGCACCAGTACCACCGTGGGCCACAGCAATGGTGGTGCCATTCCAAGTGCCCGTGGTCACAGTGCCGAGCGTAGTAATGCTCGTTTGGCCCACATAAGCCGCATCAATATCAATCGTGCCACCACTCACCGTAATGCGGTTACTTGTGCCCACCGCACTCACCTGGTTCCCACTTACCGAGATACCGTTACCTGCGGTAACAGTGGCAGCGGATGAAAATTGAGTCCACACGATATTATCGGTGCCAATAGTAGGCACACCATCGAATGTAGCAACCCAACCGCTTCCTTTATTGGCGGTGCCTTCGGTTACCAATACATAAGCCCCCGCCAATTCTGCTCCGGTATCTGCATCCGTCGCACGTGTGGGAGCGCCGCTGGCATTCACAGTATAAATGCCATTGACAGTTGCATCCGTTTGATTTTTCAAAAGGATGCGGTCTCCAGTGGCCATAACAACCCCATCCAATGTCTGACCATTAGCGAACGCCGTAGAGAGCGTCCCATTGGCCGTAGTGGCCGCACGCACGGAGGTTTTGGGGCTTAGCCCGGAGATGGCATTGTCCACATAACTCTTCGTAGCAGCGTCCGATGCGCCGGAAGGTGTGGCCAGGCCGGTCACCTTATTAGCGGTAATATCATGGGCCGCAAAATCCCCGCTGCCATCCCGCAAAACTTCAGTGTTGGCGGTAGCCGTGCTTACGGCACTGTGGATAACTTGGATGGACGTTCCGTCGTACCACTTAGGTAGGTGCGAAGCGCTGTTGTACCAAATCTGCCCCTCTGCCGGAGTCGGATCGGTGCCAAGGAGATGTAGGACATGGTTGCGAATTTCATTGCCATTCATGTCAAACGGAATAAGTACCTTGCGGGACATCGTCTCACTCCTTAATTAAGATATGCCTTGCCACCAAAGGCGGCACTGAATGTCAAACGAACATTGTTTGCATCGATATATTCAACTTGCCCTTCTACCACAGTACCGGCACTGTCTACAACAGATACAGATGGGTGGTTGCCTAGATTGTGGGCTATGTTCCATACAGTCGCGGGCGCATTCTGCGTGTGCGTATATGTACCAGCGCCTACTATTGATAATTTGTTGTTAATAGACGCAAGTACACCAGCAGGGGTAGCTAACCGATCTGTGGCTGTGCCCGTAACCATTTCATCATCTGTGGCAATAGGAAATACCACACGACCATCACTACCCTGGAATACGGCAACACCATCAGAAGTGGATTCATTCTGTCCGGTACCACCGGACCTGCGTGCTAGATGTGGGGGCATGGCTACACTCCTACCGGGGTGCCATAATTATCAATCTGCAACAAATCCCCGCTGCCCAAACCTAATTTAGTCAGGTCAACGGATTGCGGCGGAACAAGATCAAAATCCTTACCACTCATATAAACCAAGGTGCGTTCGCTGCCATTATCAACAGCAATGCGAACTACATCCGTGGCCAACACCTCGCGGCCCAGGTCTATCACGGCACCGGTATAGGCAACATCCTGTACGGCCCATTTCATGGTGTATGCGTCCGGATCGATATTTTCACGGTAAAAGCTCAGCCCTAATGGCCGCAAGTAACCTTTATACCGGAGGGTTGGGATTTTACCAAGGGAGGTTATTTCGTAGAGCGGCCGTGGTAATGTGGGAAGGTCGGCCAGGCGACCATGCCACACCAAACTACCCAACACAAGATCTACACCCACAAAAGCCGTAGTAGCTGCGACTATGTGCTCTTCTTGTGCCTTTAAGGCATTCACCGCCCCATCCTGCCATCGGCACGGGTACTCTACGGGTCCTCGGAAGATGCCCAAACCATTACGGCCAAGGCCCGTTTTATGCCAATACACAAGGAAGTCACGTTGCAGCATTCGGGTCAGGAGGCCCATTTAACACCCTCCCGGGCGAGGCACCCCTAACCACAATACACTCGGCTTGCGAACACCCCCTGTCTTCTGCGTCCGCTCAATTTGGGCTAACTTGCCCTTGGTATCAATGCGCATAGCCTGTTGCCCATACACCGTGGCATTCAACCCAATATCTACCTTATACTGGTACGATGTTGAAACACCGCCCTGCTGTCCACTGGCGTGCTCAAACGCGGCCTTCATGTCTAGGGTGCTATAAAAATGGGCTGATAGCCACCGCTCAATGAGTTCCAGTGTTGGGGCATCATACCCCGCCGCCCCACAGGCCTGGGTTGTAACGGAGTTGGCGGTCTCGATGAATGGGTCTAGGCTGGGCACCAGTGTTTGGTCCCATTCAATCAACTTCGCTACAGCCGTGGCCGTGGTGCGGGGCATTACCCACCGTCCTTAGTTGCCGCGTTGCTCAATCAACTTGTCAATGAACTCGGAGGTCTGGACCTTCGTGAGCGGGGTATCATTGAGGGCCAGTGTCGGCTCCACCTCACTCACGACCGTACATTTACGGTCCTTGCCGCGAAATACCAACACGCCGGCACTCGCCGCTTTGGTGAATGTGCTGGTCACATCCTCACCAAACTCTCGGCCTGCCGGGATGGCGTCACCTTCTTCCGGATCTTCGGCAGCAACGGCTACCGACACGGGAGCCACTGGGGCGGCTTCCTGAACCGGGGCCACGGGCACCTGAGCATAAATACGCTCAAACTTATTGACAAAGACCGAGAGGTCTTTATCCGTGTCGATGACATCGCCCTTTGCGTAGCACCGGGTGCCTTCGTAATGAAGGCCTTCCAGAACCTTGAAGCGAAACTTAGCCATGATTCACGTCCTTGCAAAACAACTAGGGGGTTGATAAACCGCCTAGGCGGGCCCGAGGTTTAACGCGGCACCCGCCTAGGCAAAAACACACACGGCAACCACAAAGGCCGCCTACGGGGCAACGGTGGCGTGTACGAGGCCCGTGTTGCCGTAGAAGTCCTTGCGCATTTGGCTCACGCAAATGCACATCACAAGGAAGTGCATGTTAAGGCCGCCACGCGACTCCCATTGGATGGTTGTGAGATCGGCACCCACCACCGCACGGCACACGTCGCTCGTCATTTGCACCATGATGAGGTCGTAGCCACTCAAGAAGTCAAGGGTACGAACATCACTAACCCCGTTGATCTTCTTCAAACGATCACGGAGAGTGTTGTCGCCCTTCGCGGCCGAGTAGTCAACATCCAAGTATTGATCCCAGGCGAGACCATTGTAGATCACCCAGGGGCCGTAGTGCTTGGCGTCCTGGCTAGCCTTACGCATAGCCAAAACTTCGTTGATCAGCGTTGCCGGCACCCAACCCACGGCAGTCGGGCTGGTGATGGTGGCAGTGATGCGGTATGGGTAATTGGTGTACCCGTACACGCTACCACCACCAAACGTGTAACTGCCCAACGAGCCAATCGTGAGCCGCTCAACCGATTCCGCAACACGGCGGCTGCAAGCCTCGGCCATCGAGAAGTCCAACCCCTGCCCAAAATTGCGGGAGGTTGCCAACTCACGCATACCCACGGTGAACTCACTATGGATAATGGGGAGCGGCAGGTTGGTCAAATCAAACAACGGGCGGTCGTTGCTGCTTTGTGGGTTGGCTTCCATCGAGATCGAAGCTTCGCCCGGGTCGCTCATGGCCTGGGTCTGGAGCACCGTGTGGCCCATCCCGTTGGGCATGGCAAAGCTGTTGGCAGCACGCAGGTCCGCCCATGCCTTCAGCCGTTGGCGGCTAGCCAGCATCACGGTGCGGTCAAGGTACTCCCATTCCTCCTTACGGAGCGTGGAGTTGGCGTTGACCACCACGGGGCGAGCCTTCGGCGTCATCTTGCCGTCCGGCCCTCGGGTGTTCACCGTCACGTAACCAACGTTCTGTTGGCCCATGTTGGTGTTGGCCAGATACGGCCGCATCAGGTTTGGGTCCATGTTTTGAGCGGCAAGCGCGACGCCAAGGTCACCGTGGCCCTGGCCATTCATAATGAAGTTCAACATCCGTGTACTCTCCTAAGTCAGGTTTTGGCGTCCACGCCGTGTGAGTTTCAGTAAAGGAAAAATACTGCCCCGTGCGGGTGTTACAACACCCGCACCTTGATCATAGCCTCGTCCGTGCCGGCACTGTTGTCCACCGATTCCTGTGCCACGCACAGCAACGAGCGGGGGCTAACGGCCGAGCGTTCAACATCCAACACGTCTAGCCGCACACTATCGCCGCTGCTGGCGGCCGACCACGTCGCCGTCACGGTGATGGCATTGGTGGCGGTGGTGTCAATGGCGGTACTGGCAACAAACGCGGCGCGTTGGGTCACCGTACCGGCGGCACCCACGGTCGAACAATGGCCGGCGGCAACATAGGTACCCGAGGCACCTGCAGTCCGCACCAGCACGGTGATCTCGAAAAACACCACGTCGTTGTTTGCAACGTCCACAGCGGCGGAGGCAACCAACACCGTCGAGCCCAACTTCAGTTTGATGTTGAGTGTGTCGGTGCTGTTGGTTGCGGTGGCAATCACCTGACCCTTGATCGTGAGCACATCACCGGCAACCAGCAGGTTGGCCGGGATGGTATACGATTTGTCAAAGGCCGTTTCCGTGGTCGTGTTGCTCACGGCGGCGGAGGCGGCCGTATTGGCGTAAAGCGTGTGGGTTCCGGCAGAGGTTGGCAACACCAACGTTCCGGTACCATTGGAGATGAGCTTGTCGCCCAACACAACGGCCGAAGCCGAGGCCGGCAAACGCCCCAACACCCAATCGCCCGGCATGGCTTGCCGCAACTTCATTGGGGCACCGCTCGCATACGCGTCGAGGATGGTTCCACCCTGCAACGAATCTTCTTCCACAAAAAACTTCTCGGCCGAGCCGCCGTAGGTACTGTGGGCCCGGTAGTAGGGTGTGCCGATGGCCGAAGCCGTGCCGGCCAATTCAACCAAATGGCCCGGCTTGATGCCGGCCGCGCCGGCAAGACCCTCTTCTTGCCGGCCAACACATCGCAGGGCAATCCGCTGCAAACTCATGGTCAGGTTCCTTATTTCATAATGATGTTGTTTGTGTCAAAAACCCCAACAACGGCAACTAGCCGCTGATCTTGGCGTCCCAGGCCGGAGCCACCAGGGCATCCTGCTTCTCGTCCACGCCCTGGGTGTTAGCCACGGTGGGCGGGGCACCAAAGCTGCCCATGTACAACGGTCCACCAACCGGGGCCTGTGTGGGGGCCTGTGTGGGGGTGGCGAGGTTGTTAATGGCTTCCAACTCTGCCACATCCTTCGCGTTCAACTGATCAGCCGTGAACGTGTTGGCCTTGTTTGCGATGATGGCCGCAACCAGGGCAGTTTTGCGTTGGTCGTAAAGCCGCCGCATATTCTCGATGGAGGCCCGCGTGGTGGGGTCTGCTTCCTTGAGAAGATCGTCGAAGCCCTTCTTTTCGTTTGTCACCGGGGGAGTGACCGGCGGCTTCTGTTCTTCTTCTTTCTTGGGCGGCGCGGCGGATTTGGCGTTGGCCGTGATCTTTTCCAGGGCAGGCTCGGTCATGGCCATGAGCAACTCACGGTCCGCCTCAACCCACCCACTGGCCGTATTGGCAATCAGGGCATCGATAACTTTCTTCTTGTCCACGAGTTTATCCTCCTTGCGATTTTTCGTGGCGGTCGATGCGTTCCCAACAAAGGTTCCGTCGGCCGTCCGGTATTCTGATACTAATAGAACACTATCGAGCTGGGTGCCTAATGTAGCAACCCCCGCATCGATTGTATAGGGGACTTTCCAAAGTCCCCCATCTTTTTCTATGATTGCGAAATCTTCATATACATCCTCAAGGTACACATCCCCATTAAACTGATCATAAACCGCCGTCCGTACAGCCCCACTACGGGCACTATAACTCTGTTCATTTTGGACCCAGCTAGCCGGTAACGCAAGATTCTTCCGTTTGGCAATAGCAATGAGTCTCTTCTTCACATATTCCGGCCGATCACTATGGCCGATGAGGCGAGCGGCATCCTCAAGGTCCTTCTGCGTTTCAACCGGGTATGCCCGCTTATCTGGATCACCAAAGTCCGCTAATGGGGTAGCATCCCGTTTCGCCTGCGTCCACCCACTATTATACACAAAGCTCCGTTTAATCTCTTCCTGATTGACCAACAACCCAGCACCATCGGCCAGGCTGCACGCACCTACCTGGTCCGGAAGGATAGCAAGGTGGTCCGGTTCCATATTCTGAACCGTAGCGATGTATTGCCGCTCATTCCAAGTGCCACCTAGGCCAAATTGAGCGGAGAGTCCGGTAGAAACTTCCATTGCATTATTCGTAGTGATGGCATTAACCACCCGCTGGTCGATTTTACCTGCACGCTCCTTATCGATCCATGCCTCTGCCGTCAACTTAGCCAATTCCATCCCATTGATAATTTCTACCTTACAACCAGCATTTAACACAACGCCAATCTTCATCTTATTAAGAATGTCTGGGCTGCGCGCCGAAATTGGTTGCCCGTCATATTCCGGGTGGTAAACCACAATGGGCATGTGATTCCAGGCGGATGGTTTTGCATTGAGTTCATTGCGGGGGTAGTAGAGCGGGCCGTTGCTGCCGCAAACCACACCCTCCACAAGCATCACCATTGGAGCAACCCAATGGTCGCGGCCCTCGAGCTTTTCGGTCCGCACGGGGCCAACGGTATTGGCAATGACTCGAACTAGCATAGTGAATTCCTTACTAATGGCTCAGAGCAATATACCGAAGGGGCCCCCGGCATGCAACAGGACTAGCCAGTGCGGTGCCGATCCAAAGACGTGGCCATTGCCTGCATGGCGGCCGTATTGGCTTGGATAATACCCACAAGCTTGTCCTTGTAATCATCCTCAAGTTTTTCTATGCGAGCTGCCATGCGGGTCTCCCTCTCCGCCGTCGCATCATAGAATTTATTGAGTTGCCGGCTACCAAAATACACCGTCACCACCGTAATCGCCCCCACCAGGCCAATTTGGGTGATTAGTTTGGCAATCTCCGACATCTGCTCCATCCCTTCCATAACCCCATCCCTTCCATAGAAAAGCAAAGGCGGTGTGTCGGTGATTAGCCAACACACCGCCTTATAGGTTCCTCCGTGTACCCATCCAGGCCATAAAGGCCCAGGCTCCGTCCTGGATTACTACGTGCGGACCACGCTAACCGCGCGGCTACGCTGCACCGCCGGTCGCACGGGCAGGCGTAGTACGGCACCCACACGTGACACCGCTCGGCTGCGGCTGCAAGACCCGCCACTACATCCCACACTAGTCGCAAGCGTGTTATTGGGCGTATTCAACGCACCAAGCAACGCGGCAAGGCTCTGATTGGGTAGCGGGGTGTTGATAGATGCAGTAGCCGCAGCACCACTCGGAACAGGTTGAGCCGCCGCTAACGCACGTAGGGCCGCCTGCAACGTAGCCGGGTTAATAGCCTGCTGTTGCACCGCCGCACCCGCATTGGCCGAGGCCGTGGCACTGCGGGCCGCCTGCGTGTTGTTGAGGCTCTGGCTAAACAAATTCGCCAACAGGGCCTGTTGTTGCAATGCAGCCGCACTGGATTGAGCGTTGGCATTGGCATTCACATTGCACTGCTGGGCACACGCTTCCGAGGCGCATGCCCCAAGGATGGTCACGGCCACAAGGGCCAAGCATAACGAAACAATCACTCGCTTCATGGGAAACTCCTTTTACATTAGGGGTGTCGAACCTTCTTCGTTGGGCTAAGGATCTCCGCCATTTCGGCCAGTATGGGTGCTGCCGATGGAGCGTCCGTGATCTTGCCCTGATCTCGTAAGTCATTCACTATAGCCTGCACCTCAGAAAAAAACAAGGCCCAGTTCTGGTATCGGTCCTCTCCCAGGCCAAGTTGGGCAGCTTTGATAATCTCAGCAACAACATCATCGTGTGGCTGAAGTAAACCGGTTGCAGCCCGGCCGCTAGTAGCACGAAAATATCCTGCAACCGCCCGCACATCATCCGCATAGGTATCCGAATGCACGTCCGCTAAAGCCTGCCTAAAATAATCCGCCACGGTGGGCGTGGCCGGCAATGGCACGGGTGCCGGCTGGGGTGGCATATTCGGATCATTGTGTGTGGGTGCCGGGTCGTGGTTATCGAACTCTACCGGCACCACCTTAATCCTAAACTGCGCATCCGCTACGGTCATGCCCGGCCCGGGGATAGCGGCGGTTAGTACGTGCTCCCCCTCAACCGTAGGGGTAAACTCCGCCACCGCATACCTAAAATCGCTATCCGCCTTAATAGAACCCTCCACTCCGGTTTCTTGAGGCGGTGCAATGACACTCCACTTAGGGTTTCCATACTCCAGGCCGCCATTAACCTTCACGCGGTATACACCGGTGTCACCGAGCGCCAGCACACGCCCACCCTTGATATCTGCCGTTATGGCCGAAGCGGATGGTGGCCGTGTGATGTTGTGCAAAAGGCCCGAGTTGTATAGATAGGAAAAAACAATTACCAGGAATGCGGCAACGCTTGTGTGTTTTGCCCCGGTTTTTACAGTTGTCATTGTTGTGGTGGATGTAGATGCTTTTGCCGCACGGGTCATGGAAGCCTCGGTTCTTCTATATTTGGATAGTAGCGTCCCATCATGGGCCGTTCTAGGAATAACTCCAGATACTTCATTTGTGAATCAGTAAGATCTAGGGGTTGTATACGGCGATCGATATTAGGATCTATTTTCCCATCATACCGCTTACCGCCCGTAGAGTAATGCACCACAACACGGTGAATGTCGGCAAAATTACCAGCATGATTATAGGGTGCGGTGCGAGGTAATTCTCGCAGCGTGGGAATTTTGAATTTACGCAAGTCCACAGCAAGGCGAGAAAACTCTTGCCTGCCACGATCATTCATCACCCATTTGCCGGCAAACTCCATTCCATTATTAGCCACAAGCCGGGACGTGTAGAATGGTGGGGCGTGACATTCTAGACATTGCGCACGATTGCCGGTGCGCCCGGGCACATTACCGACAAATATCTGAAAACCAACTTCTTCCGCTGGTGTGAGGGCGTTCTTGTCACCCGCAAATCGCCTGTCCGCCGGAGAGTCATAAGACACTACAGTGGACTGGAATGCCGCCAAGACACGGGCCATACGTTCTGGCGTGACCGCCCGTTGGGTAGTCACATCCACACCATTAAATGCATCCACAAATGCTCGATTGTATCCGGCGATGAAATTTAACCTCACCGAAATTTCCTGGGCAGTCTGCTGACCCATCTCAATAGGGTTACTCATAGGCAATAGCGCCTGGGCAATTTCATCCACCACCCGGCCATCCCAAAACATTAACGGACTATAAGACCCATTTATGATATGAGGGGTGTGGCGGCGTCCCACCTGCGGCACACCCAACCCATCGGCAATCCCCACTGCCAACTCACGCCCATCACCCCATCCATTTTGTGGGTTGTGGCATGTGCTGCAGGATATTTGGCCATTGGCAGAGAGGCGGGGATCATAAAACAACATCCGCCCCAACTCGATTTCTTTTGCCGTCGGTTTGATGTTAAGCGGCCCGAATTGGGGTGGCAACCCCTGGGAGTATGCCGAACCGCTACAAAAAATAACGATGACGAGGGCTAGTGCTAGGGTTCGCATGGTAGGTCCTCTTTTTCTTTTGCCGGTACTCTGATACCGTAAGTATCAAAAGGAGTACGCACACAAGATAAACTATCGGCACGAGTACCTGCGTGAACCACATCGTCGCTAGCAGGGCCATTAGAGCACCTTAAGGGCTTCGGTTAATTGAGCAGCATTAAATCCATTTGGGGCCTTATTGTCCGGTCCCAACCAATCTCGCGAGATCGCACAATACGACTCATCGCAATAGGCGTGGTAGAAATCAACAGACATTCGCATCACCCTCCCCCAAGTCACAATGTCGTACCACCCCGGCGCGTAGCCTACAATTTCCACACAATGCCCACCCCATGAACCCTTAGCCCAACTGGGCAACCGGCGGCCCACACGGGGCAAATCCCACACTTCGATACTTTGTGCCGCAACCGGCAAAGCCAGGCCAATACACAAACAACCCAACAGGTAGATGGATGTGTTTGTCAACAGGAGGTTGGACGGCTCGACCGTGGCGAACGCGCCAATGCGATGCCCCCCAAAAAATCCAACATTCCGCCACGTCCGTAACACATCCAACAACACACACCCATTGTCCGTGGATGGATTTCCCGGGCGGTAGCCACCCACCTTTTCATACTCCGCAACCACCTGAGCATCGGTTGGCGTGAACACCTTCCCATCATTGGCGGTCCATGTTTGAACCATGTGGGCCGGACCGGCAATGGCACAATCCCCGATCTGATCATTCAGGTACACGGGAAAGTTACCAACACGAGGGGCCCAATTTGCACTATCCGGGGCTGGGGGCAGATTAGAGAGATTCACGAACGCACCTAATTTCAGGGTACGTTCATCGTGTTTTGTTTCCTGCTTTCCTAATTTCATTGCGGAAAACATGAGCAGTAGTTCCGATATTAGTGTGTGGGGTGCAGGGTGCGTGCCCGGGGGTGTTTGGCCGAAACCACAACAACCCCCGGAGCACACCCCCTAGAAACTAGGCAGGCACAAAGTGCTCAAACAGAGCCTTCACGCCCGGTTCGATCAAACGGCGGAGTACGGCTTCGGCAGCCTTCTCCACAATAGCCGGCACGCCGGGGATGTCAACCGTCGCACACACCTCGTCATAGAGGGTGGTTGCAGCGGCTACCACGGCCGGATAGTCGGCCTGGGTAATTTTACCGTCCTGCAGTACGGCGGCAACGGCATCAATGAGCACATGGAATGGGCCGTCGGTACCTTCCGGGGCACCTGCGGCCGACATGCGTTCCTGCATCTTGGCCCGGATAGTGGCCTGCAAAAGAGTCGTGTCCATAGCGTGGCATCCTTGTTGGCTAGGGGACCAAATGATTACATCCGCGCCCAAGCCTAGCCAAATCCAGCCAGAAGAGGCAAGCCCACTAGTCGGGGAAGTTGGGCATTCCCACGCGCCTACGGAATCGGTCACTGCGGAGGTATAGGTGCAACTCTTCCGCAAATTCATCCTTCTCCCAACAATCCCAGTAACTATCCGGTACTTCCGAAACAGCCCGACCCGCATACAAACCCCGGGGAACTATGCGAGTTTCAAAATTAAGGGCTTCTTTAATGGATAGCTTTGTCTTGGGTTTAGTGGTTGGTTGAATGGCCTCTTTTGCTTCCGTGGCCTGTTGAATAATAATAACCCAAAAATGGTGTGGATCCACACCCAGGACGAGGGCCGCCTCTTTCGCTAGGGCGATAATAGCGTCCGCTTCTTTCCTTGCCTTGATTTTACGGGCAAGGATTTCTGGATCTTGGGGTGTAAATAGAACATCCGCTCGTTTAGGCATTACCGCAACACGGGCACCCATGCACACCGACAATTAGGGTGAAATGGGATAAGCCCCCGCGCCTCCTTAATTGTGTATACCCTACCGGCCATTGCAGAGCACTTCGGACATGCACCACCGGCCGTCACCCATTCGGCGGCGAGCTGTAGGTCATTCATACCTAGTCGCTCAAAACTATCCAACTGCCCCTCCGCATGGGCATGGATGATTTCGGTGCGTGCTATTGTTAATGCCCTGCTCTGCGTAAGCCCATCAATCGTGCTAGCCATTTCCTTGGCTATTACGTTGATGTCGGTGCCTCGGGAAAATCCATTCGTAAGTTGGATGGACAAATCCCGGGACATATCCTGAGTCACGCCCCTAAGATACTCGAAACTCCTTGTATACAATAACTGAAGTCGTTCAATACTCTCTTGTGCATTGAACGAATCCCTTAGAAATTGGGCCTTGCCCCCTAAATAGAACGCCCCACCACCTACAGCCCCCAGGCGGTTAGCGGCGGCATAGGCATTCTCCACCCCCTTGTCATACCCACGCTTGATATAGGCATTAGTCCAATCTTTGACTAATATGCCGCTATCAATCTCACCCTGAAGCCATTGTTGGAATTGGCCCACCTTCTCCGCATCGGTGCCAAATACAAACGCCCTGGGTTGCGGCAGGGCGTGCGTAACGAGTTCGTGGGCCGGTTTTAGCCCAAACACGTCCAAACCCAACAGCGCCACGGCTACGGCCCGTCGCACGCCACCAAATCGCTGCCGCATAGCCGTACAAAAGGACCGCCGCAGCATCGTTGTACGGCTGGGATCCATACGCAGGGGATTAGCAGCCATTCATTACGCTCCAGCGTAGTCCACGCAGGTCTCTTTAACCTGCAGCCCACGGCCCACAAATTCTAAACAAACCGACCTACGAGCCTCATGATCTGATCCGGCTCGCACAAGCCTCCTAGCCACATGCCAGTTATCATGGGAGCCATTCCGCCACGTCACGGAAACCGGTATAGGCGGCTTTTCTGACTTGCCCATTAGGGCACCTCCGCTGGCCAATCCTTTAATTCATACACTCTGGCTTCGCGGTGTTTTCGGTATCTCGCCGCATCTTCCCTAACGAATGGATTAGCGGCCTTAAAATCACGGAGATGGCCAAGCCATAGGTGGCAGCCGCCGTGTGGGGCACCGCACAGCGTAATCAGATTATCGGGATCCAGTTCTTTGTCAGGAAACAGGTGGTATGGCCGCACATGGTGAACCTGCAAATCATCCGTAGCACCACAGGCCGCACATTCCCCATGCTGTTCTATGTATTGCCGCCGTACCGCCGGCCAACGGCCGCTCCGTGCATGTGGGTCATGGACCGCTATACTAAGCGAGTGGGGGTGGGCATGCTCGTTTTCACGGGCAACATGAATACCCGTGTGAATGGCCACAAGGCTCGCGGACACAAGCACCAACCCCAACACAAATTTTCTAAACCCATCCATCACACACCTCTATACGTTTGTTTGTACCGGCTGGTTCATGTCCTTAAACACACTCACGTATTCCTCGCCAGCATTGATAATTACCTGTGCCTGTACGGTTGTAAACCCAAGTACAAGCGTAAGATATTCCAGCGGCGGGCAAAGTTGATCAACCGCCCCCGCAACATACTTCGCCATCGCCTCGGTAATTTTGCTGGCCACTTCCGCACGGTCCTGATCGGTGGGGCTGTTAAGGTCAGACCAACGGATAGTGTAACCGCTAGGGGCGGCGGGCGGTGCTAACACCCCCATTTGTATCATACGGTCAATAAATGGCCGGAACAGCATAGGTTCGATGTATTTATCTTGCCGCAGCTTCAATCGCTTGTTCCATGTTTTGCTATCTTGTGTGCTGGATAGCTTAGACTCCTCCGTACCAATTAAAATCCGCAAAGGACATTTAATGGTGATGGCAATGGCCTGGAGTTGTACCTGGATATGGTACTCGGGGCTGGTTACGTTGCCGCCTAGGTTTTTAGCCGTCATGCCCTTCAAAAGAAGTATGCGACTCAGGCTATTCGAATACTCTTCTGCCTGCTTACGGGTAAACGCCTCATCATCCGCACTTAGTTCCACATCGCCCAAAGATGGATCTGTTTCTAACGACAGTCCAGGGAAACCTGCACGCCACAACATCTCCGCCGAACCGCCCAACGCTTTACGCAGGTCGCACAAGCGGTCATATACATTCATTTGGCGGGGCATACCAAAGAAGTCCGATGATAGGCGGTTATCCGCCACATGCAACACCCGGGACCAATGCACGCGCCGCTGCGTGTGGTCCACCCCAATGCCACCCGGCTCATCTGTGCGACTGTCAGCAAAAGTGATGTTATAGTGTTTGGGTTGGCCGTACCGTGGGCTAGTCATGTCCGTTTCCCACTCGGCAATCTGAACCTGGCTCTGATCAAACGCCCGCAAGAACAACACCTTACGCCCGGGAGCCGGTGTCGCGGGTTTGGTTAGCAGGTCCCCGGGGACTAAATCATCAAACCCAATAAACAACAGGCCGTAGTTCCCAATGCCCGATATCACATCAACCCGGTGGAGGTAGTGGATAGCGGACACCTGTGTATCGAATTCTTTCCACGCCTTCTCAAACGGTGTTTCTACGGCCTCGTCCGTTTCCACAACTTCCGGTTGTAGTGCCCAACACTCATCGGGAAATACGGATACCACACGGGTAGCAATACCGTTCCGCTCAAAGCTATACCGGTACTGATCGATAGTGATCTGCTCGGGGTAGCCGCACTCCGCATTGATATCACGGCGAGGGTCCGGTTCGGCACCACGCCACAGCCGGCTAACCATTGACATGAAACGGTTGAGTGTCAGGCCAGCCCGACTAGTTGTTTTTGGGGCCTTCTTGTCGGGGGTCACGAGAATCATCTACAGTACTCCTTATCCGCAGGGCGGGTCGGCCACACACAACGCAACCGACCCGCCCCCGCAGGCCCACGAAACGATTAGGCAAACGTGATTGCATCACTGACTACCAATCGACCATCGGGCATCCGAATTGCCAGGTAGTACGTCGCCGCACCACCGGTATACTGGATGTTCAAATCGAATGTACCATCTGCCTCGGTGGTGATTTGCCACGCCTTGCCGGCCACCATTGCAATGGCCAGGCCATTAGTGCCAATAGCCACCGAGGTGGGAGTGGTACCGGTGACGGTGTCGCCATTTGCGTCATCGCTCAAATACGCAAACACACCGGCACGCCCACCCGGTACCTGAGAGAGGGCGTCCTTCAATGTGACCCCCACATTGATAATGTCGGTGGTTTCGGCACCAATAACAAACACGGCGCGGTGGACGAGGCACGAGGCCTTGTAGGGGGATACTTTTGCTTCCAATTGACCATTCATCGACATACTCCTAGTATTCGGGTTCTCTAAAAGGCCCCTACACGACGGCGGGGGCGCACCAACATCGAAAAGGCACCGGACCCGGCATCTACCTGGTCCTTATACGTGCTGTGGGGGTAGTACGATATTTCTTGCATAAATGCGGCATTCCATGCCCCGGGGGCCATAAACACATTCCCTGCATTCACCTGCGTGCTAAACGGGTCGGCGCGTAATTCCTTAGCACCGGTCACCTTATCAATCACAACGCTATACCCGGCTAGCCGGCTGACCGTAGCCTGGGCACTTTCCTTACCACCACTACCCGGTTCCTGTTCCAACCCAATCCGCACCGTTCGCCCGTCTGCCTTGGCTATTTTCTTGATCTCTACCTCACGGCTCCAGCTATCCACCTGGGCACGGTAAATATCCATAACCCAAAACCGCTGCTCGCTCGTTATTTTATCAAGTACCATTCCCATCTTAAAACCAACGGTAAAGGCACCACCACCACCGGTAGCCGCCTTATCCCAATACCGCACAACCTTTGTTAGCATGGGCGGGACCGCTCGGATTAGGATGCGATCAGCCTTGAACATGCCACCGCCACGCGGGATAGGGTCCTGGCGAAATTGGCAGCTATACCCATAATCAAGTAGGTCTCGCCACGCCTCTTCCAGAACTTCCCGCGATAGTCGGACGGGGTCCAGCATACCATCTACATACCGAGCCGCCAACTCCGGCGGATTTATCTTGTCCGATAATTCGGCCGGTAAGCAAATATGACGGATATTAGACCGGTCCTTGTTTAACAAATGGCCGGTAGGGTCGTTTTGGTGGAGACGTTGCATGACCAGGATGGTCACAGTTACCTTTTTATCCACCTTGCGACTTGGAATCGTTTCTGTCATCCAGCGGTTAGCAGTTTTGAGCTCTTCTTCACTAACCGCAGCTAATGGATCGATGGGGTCGTCGATTAGGATAAAATGGGCATGAAAACCGGTCACACCGGCACCGGTACCCACCGCATACCGGCTACCACCGTGCCGGTTCATGTAGTACGACTTTGTGTCCTGATCATCGCGGATCACAACTTCCGGAAAACAAGCACGGTACTTCTCACTACGGCATATATCACGCGATTTACGGGAGAGGTCTAGGGCCAATTTATCGGTATAGCTGGCACAGATAAACCGGGCGGCCGGCATCCGCGTCCACACCCACGCCGGGAACATAACCGAGATGATAGTGGATTTGGTTGTGCCGGGCGGGATATTAACGATCAAATCATACAACTTAGTCTCGCCACGAAACACCCGCTCCGCCATCACCTGCAACTCATTACAAAGGAACTCGATATGCCAATTCCATACCGGCTCTTCTGATATGATACTACCCCAAAATTCCCGCACAAAATCATAGAAAGACGCACGGGCCAATGAGGCAATAGCGGCGGCCTCACTAAACTGTACACGCCCAGATGCAGGCCTTCGTTTTGGGGGCGGTATCTTTCCTACGGCGACTACCATTATCTAGCAACTCCGAAAAACACCGTCCGTCAGGAAACCATGCCACCCACAGCTACCCACAACACGTATACTAGGGGTGACCGTAGGTTTTTCCAAGTTACCATCCCAATCCCATACCGGGGAGGGACGCCCCGGTAACTGTTCCATCGGTGCCACACAAATCCCAATAACATCCCCACAGCCACACGGGCATTTGATTATCATTCTATTCGGATTTTCATCGGGCCGCCATGCAAAATCACCCGGGTGTTGCAACCCCTCCCAACCCAACACACGGCGGCCCGGTACAGGTGCCATTATGCAACCCCCATCGCGGCAACGTCAATGACACGCCCGGCTACCGTGGGGGCGGCCAGGGCGGCCCGCTGCGTGGCCTCGTTGCGTTTGCGGATAGCTTCCAGTAATGCCCGCCGCACCTCTACCGTAAGGTCCAGGCTATCCAGATCTAAGGCACTATGGAGATGGTCCACCGTGCCACTCACCTGCACATCGACACGGGTGCCATACCCTCGGTCACGGTTGATTGTTTTGTTTACATGAAGCACGGCGGCCGGGTTACGACGGCGGACTAGGTCCACAATACCGGCCTCAAAATAATTCTTCTTATGGAATTCCATTTCTTCCATAAGTCGGAAAAACCCCTCATCGTCCTGCCAATCCTTGTATGTACTATAGGGGATGGCGAGTTTCTTCATGGCCACGGTGGCGTTGAAATTAGACGCCACAAACGCATGAATAAAAAGGTGCTGCCGCACATGCTTGCTGCCACGGGGGCTATCGTCCAATAATGCCTGGACACGCTGGTAGCGGTTGGGGGTTTGGGGGCCGCAGGCATTGATCCTATCCCACAAGCGTTGTAAATCATCCGGCAATTGTTTGTAGACGTACTCAACAAACGTCTCGGACCCACTATCGCCACGGTCTTCGCGACCGGCGGTAATGGCATGCCGTAGGGCCGTGCGGCGAGCTAGGGCCCGGTCCCAATCCCGCTTAGCGGCATAACCCAGCATTTGGGCTATTTGACGGTCCGTACTTCCCGCCCGCGCGGCGCGGTAGGCCATCACGTACTTTGTGTCATCCCAGATAAGAGCAGGCATGTACAAACCTCGGCTATAAGAACGGCCGAGAGTTTACCGCAGGAGAGGCGGTTGTGGCAAGCCTACACAAGTTCCTTGCGAACAAGGATACGAGCATCACCAGCCTGTTTCAGCATATTACCGGTCCCCGTGCCACCGGGGAACGCCAACACCACAGCCGGCCGGAAACCGGTATCCGGATCCGGCAGTAGCATACGGGCATTCCGCAGGGGCCCCGCCGCACGGCCTTCTAGCCGCCACATAGCCGGGTAGGCACGCACGGTAACACCCCGGGCAATAGCCCACTGGTGGGCCAGGGCATCGGCACCGGTGGCACCACCCTGCCGTAATTGTGTGATGGGTGTGGCAGCATGGATCTCGTCCAATACCCTAAACACATTTTCCTTGTTGCGGTACTGACGGCCACCACATACTACGATAATCACCACACACCTCCGAGCTCTACCACGCGCCTAAAATCAAGTACGGATAGGCCCACGGGCACACAGGCAATCCACCCGTGGGTTATCCAAC